GGTTACTCAAGGGTATGGTTTTGGTTGGGGTACAAATACATTTGGTGGACAAGTTATTCCACCAACATTTACAACTTTAAATGGTGTATTAACAGCAAGTGGTGGTAACAATGGTTCTGCTACAGAAATTACTTTAACTTCGACAACCAGTTTTACAATTCCTAGTGGCGGATCAACTGAGGTTATTCAAATAGACAATGAATTAATTGGCTACACTGGAATTACAGGCAACAAAGTAACAGGTATTACAAGAGGTATTAGTGGAACTACTGCTGTTTCTCATACTAATGGAACAACTGTTTTTGATGCAAGTGGCTATGTAGGTTGGGGTAGTGCAAGTTCTTCAGCACAAGTTGTAATTGAACCAGGACAATGGAGATTAGTTAATTATGGACAAATTTTAATAGCGTTAGTACACAACAAAAAAGTATGGCAATGGGATCCAACGTTAACAAATGCCTTAACTACAAGAGCCGTTATACTACCTAATGCACCAACAGCATCAAGAGACATGGCTGTATCAACACCTGATAGACATTTAGTTTTTATTGGAACAGAAACAACGTTAGGAGATTCTACTACACAAGATGATATGTTTGTAAGATTCTCAGACCAAGAAAATATTGATGGGGTTGGAGCTTATACTGCAACCGCTACTAACACAGCAGGGTCACAAAGACTTCCTGATGGATCTAAATTATTATCAGTAATTGCAGGTAAGACTGCATTATATGTTTGGTCAGATACTGCAATGTATACAATGAAATTTGTAGGCCAACCTTTTACTTTTGGTTTTGAACAAGTTGGTACTAACTGTGGAATATCTAGTCAACACGCACCGGTCGAAATTGATGGTGTTGCTTATTGGATGGGACCGAATGGTTTCTTTAAATATACAGGGGGTAGAGTTTACAGTATGCCTTGTCTTGTTGAAGATTATGTTTTTGAAGATATTAATGTAAATGCTAACCAACAAATACATGGTGCTGTAAATAATTTATTTGGTGAAGTAACTTGGTTTTATTGTAGTCAAGGATCAGATGAAGTTAACCGTTCTGTTAGTTACAATTATATAGAATCAAGCGACCCGGATCCAATATGGACTACTAGTTCACTTGCTAGAACAACATGGACACCAGAAGGAGTTTATGGAAAACCCTATGCTACACAGTATATAACAAATATTGCACCAACAGAACCAAATGTAAATGGTGTAACCAATGGTGCTAGTTATTTTTGGCAACATGAAGTAGGAACTGATGAAGTTTTTGCTAGTGGAACTGTAAATGCAATATTAGCTAATGTTGAATCAGGGGATTATGATATTAGTGATCAACAGGGATTAAATGGTGAGGGAGAATACATGATGAGAATAAGTAGATTCTTGCCTGACTTTGGTGCACAAACGGGAAATGCACAAGTAGCATTAAACACAAAAGCTTTTCCTAACAGCAATACTATTACAAATACATTTACGGCAACAACAAGTACCACACAATTAAACACTAGAATAAGAGCTCGTCAAATAGCTTTTAAAGTATCTAATACAGGTACTGGAGAAAACTGGAGACTAGGAACTTTTAGACTAGACATACATGCAGGAGGAAGAAGATAATGGCAAAAATATCAGAAGTAGTACCTACAATTGAAGGACCAGAGTTTGATAGACAAAACGTACAGAATTTAGCTAACAACGTAATATCAATTGTACAAAAAATGAATACTACATACCAACAACAAATAAAGGATGAGCAAGAAGCCTTTACATTTTTTACAAGTTAAGTTAAAACAACAAAAAGATTATAATGGCTAACGCATATAAACTACATCATACTACTTTGGCTGCTAATACTACAGCTGACTGTTATACAGTACCAGTTGCAACTGTAGGAATTCTTAAATCTATTTCTGTGTACAATGCAAATGTGGGGACAGCTGTTTTAACTCTATCTGTTTTTGATAGTAGTTCTAGTACAGCATTTATTTATGATAAACATTCTTCAGCAACAACTGTTAAAAATGAATTTTTAAAAGGAGATGATTCAACTGTGTTGATATTAGAAGAAGGCGACAAGATTCAAATGCTTTCTGATGTTGCAAGCCCAATAGTTACAATAAGCGTATTACAACAAGATAGGACTTAATGACAAAAACAACAATAATTAACGGACAAGAAGTACCTTTGATAGAAGCAGAAGTAATAACTACCTACAGAAATAAAAAAACAGGTGCAATATATAAAGATGAAGAAACGTATAAAGCAGCTAACATACTCCCAGAAGATCTGGAACAAGATGTTAAAGTCATAATGCCAGCACTTGATTTATGTGGAAAAAACGGATAATAGTATAAGTTCAGGAGAAATGCCTGCTATTTTAATATATAACAATTTCAGAGGAATATAATCTATGGGTGTATTTGACTACATTAACAAAGCTAAAGAAGCTTATGACAAGTATAAAGGTCTTATTGATGCTGGAGCGGGTGCTGTTAAAGGTTACCTAGATTACAAAAATCAAAAAGAGAGAAACGAATTAAGCGAAAGCGCATATAGAGACTACATGCTTGAAGTAGCATCTGCAGGGCAAGAAGCACAATCAGCGGTAGATTTAAATTTAACTCCTATGACAGTTACAAATATTCCTAGATCCAAAGCAGACGTAACAGATTTCACGGCTCTAGCAGCCAATGGTGGTATTATAGGTTTAAGAAATGGTGGTGATCCTAATGCAGGTATTACAGCTCTTAGAAAAAAAGCACCGGGTGTTGTAAAAGCAATGGGGTTTAATATGGGTGGTGGTCCTGGTATTGAAGCACTTAGAAAAGTAAGACCTGATGTTGTAGAAACAATGGGATTTAATATGGGTGGTAGAGCTCGTTATGCTGATGGACCAATGGATCCTTCTACTGATGCAGAGATAGATGTAATTTATGGACAAGGTGCTGCAGAAGAAGCAATGAATTTAAAATCAAATGATATGGATCTTAGTAATGAAATGGCAGAGATACCTAAAGATCTTACAATAGATGAAGCTGTAAGAATTTTTAAACTAAGCAATGATCGTGATCCAATAAGTATTGAAGAAGTAATAGAATTTTTTAAAAACAGAAAACTATCTGCTAAAGGTGGTATCATTGGTTTAAGAAATGGTGGTCGACCTGGTTACATGGATGGTATGGGTCCAGTAGGTGGCATGATGGGTGAGATGACTGACGACACTGATGGCAC